CCTGATAGTGTTGTGGTAAAAGCTCCTACTTCTTCACCACCCCAAGTCCCTAAAGACCAACCAAAACCTTTTGCTTGTACTGCGGGTCCTACAGGATAATAGTGTTGTACTCTAACACCACCGGATGTTGTTGCACCAGATCCAGACTCATTTGATGGCATTGTAACAGTAAGTGTTGTACTAGAAGGCACAGTTGTAACCATAAATTTTTTATCATCAAAATCAGATGATCCAAAGTTAGATCCAGTTATTGTAGAAAAATTATCTAATAATATTATATCTCCTGCAGATATATTGTGTGCACTACCAAAAGTAATCGTGACAGCTGATGATCCGTTAGTTGTGGTAAACGCACTTGTGAGTGTTGTTGTAGTTTTAATAGGATGTATGTCATAAAACACACCACCTGAGTATGCGTATAAAATTCTGTTTGTTCCTATGATTGCATATTTTCTACCAAGACTATTTACAAAATGATGAAGTCCACGTCCTGCACCAGTTAAATTACTTTCGCCTAACTGTTTCCAACCACCTATTTTTTCAGGTGTACCATATCTAAACCTAACATTATCACAGTCGATCCATTGACCTTCTGCTCCTGTCGGTGTTACTTGTTTATTGATTCCAGGTGCAAAACCTATCTTTTGTAGCATATGACTCCATTATAATACTATTTTACAAAT